CATGATGGCCGATCTTAAATTAGCTAGGCTGGCAAACGGAAAGCCAAGCCTAGATTCATTCATCGATGGTATTGGATACCTTGCTTTGGCAAGCGAACTGTCTAGCCGCGATTAGTCACAGCCCGCATCGAGGGCGGCGATCAGAGCAGCGCCTGTCTGCACCGATTCGCTGCCACCATCTTCAATCAATGCATCAGCATGTTGGTTGCGCAGCGTAACAGTGCCGTCACAGATCGCGTTGGGACTGCTGACGCTCGAGCAGCCAAGCATGGGCATCGTCAGGATTGTTGCCACTGTCCACGGCGTCCATCCGCTTGCGAGTTTCGACGTACTCATTCAATTCCCTTTCATGTTCGGCTTCGGCCTCGTCGGACTTTCCGCGAAAGTAAGCCACGCCAAGAGCGACAACGACTGCGCCAGCGGCGGCTAAGTACATTTTTAGTTTTGCAAATAGAAACATTAGCCAATCAGCGCCAACCTGCTGCCCATGATTTCAGTCGCTCTTTCAAGATAAACATTGCCATCCCTGCGAATGCAAAACAACCAACCAACACAATGATCTGCGCTGTGCCATCGAGCGTTTGTAGTGCAGCAATAGCACCACCTGCGGCAGACACGCCTTGGACTACGGAGGTTTGCACCGTGCGGCTTTGAGCTGGTCGTGTGCGCTGCTGTGAAGCAACCATCGGCGGCTGCTCCTTGCGGATGGGGCGAGCGCGGTTAAGCCAATCACGAACCACAAACGTTGGGCAAGCTTTGCTCGATACCTCGTTATGACCAATGATTTTCGTAATTGGGTGATCGGCCTTCAGCTTGGCAATCACTCCGCGCAGTGCGCGGTCCTGATCTTCTGTAAAGTTGTCCTCAAACTTGTCGGCTACGTTGCCGCCATGCCCACCAAACAGTGAAATACCAACAGAGCCTGTGTTGTGACCCTTAGCATGTGCGCCCGCTCGACCCAACGGACGGCCATCAGTGACAGTGCCGTCTCGATCAATAAGGTAATGATAACCAATGTCTGACCAGCCTCGATCTTGAACATGCCAGCGACGAATTTCAGCAGTCTTTTGCTTTGCACTCTTACTAGACCACCAGTTAGGTCGAGTCGCAGTGCAATGAATAATAATTGTGTCGATGTTGCGCATCTTACTTCCTCATCATTGCTTGCTCGAGGGACTTAATCGTAACCTGTGCCGCAGCAAGGTCAGCCTTTAGATCGCCAATAGACTTTAGTAGTGCTTCTTTTTCAGAAACAAGCTCCGTTACCTGAGCGGCAAGACGGTCTACCTGTTGCTTTAGGGTATCGTTAAACTCGCTCCGCTCCGATCGATCTCGCATTAGTGCTTCGTGTCCCTGCTTGGCTTTGAGTGAAAGTAATTGCCAAAGACCACCCGCACCAATCAAGGCAATGAGAATAGGCGTCAGCATGTCCATGTCGATGTTCATTTCAATACCTCACCCTCAAAGGTCACTTCAAATCGTCGAGCCTCTAATAGCTGCCGCTGAACAAGGTTGGCAAGATACAAGCTCCACAGAGCCATCATAACACAAGCCAAACCATGTGAGAACATGTCGAGCATGTTCATAGGGCTTTGCCCACGCGATCCAGCCTGCATGCCGTCGGCTGTCATCACATGATACACTGGCCCCGTTGGTGCGCTGTGGTCGTGCATAAAATAAAACGTCAGCACAGCGAAAGACAGTGTGAAGTCCAACAGAAGTGAGCGCTTCAGCCAAATTTTCTTGAGCCAAATAGTTGCAACTAGCACCAGCAACGATGACGCGGCCCATGCAAACAAAACAATGTCAGGCACCATACCCGCAAACATACCACAGTATGTAAGGCCGACGAGCGATACAGCAATATGCTGCGCAGGCCCGTTGGCGCTTCGAATGGCTTGGTAGGTGCCGCTTATGCCAAGTGCTTTAGGCATCAGCTCGGCTCAGTAGGCCAAGTTACAGTACTTGGGAAACCGGATTGCTGCGGAACGTCTAGCAAGTCAGTTCTATACTGTGTCCACTCAGTCTGTTTTGCTGCAGTAAGGCCTGCCCACCGCAAAGGGTTAGACACTAAAGGGTCAACGACTGTAGCCAAGATGTCGTCCCGCTTACCTCGAACCTCTGCCGCAAGTGCTGCGTCTAGCTCTGCCTGAGTAGGTAGAACGTAGGCGGCAAAGTCTGTGCCAATGAGGGCCAGCACTGCATTGTTGTCGATGGTTGTGTCGGTGTCCGCTGTGTCTAAGCCGTAAGGAATCCAACCATAGGAAGGGTGATTAATCTCTACGTCCATGCGGAGGTTATCAGCTCGCAAGGACACCGCATTTCGAACTTCTGTAATTGTAATTGTCATTAGGAAATCCTCACAAATAGCGATCCGTAACCTGGGCTGTCGTCATCTTGGGAAAGGGCTTCAACATGGCCTAAACAACGCCATGTTCCTGAAAGGGTTATTGTAGTGTCTCCACGATAGGCTGCATTTCCGCTGTTAAATCGACCGACGCTAGCTGGGTGTAAGTTTGCGCCGCTAATTGTATCTCCAAATTCAACAGGCACTGTATTCGGCGAATACACACCCGCAAAAACGTGCGTTCCAACAGCCGATGCGGTTAGCACAAAAGAATTAGCTGTGACTGTGCCGTCTACATCCAAACCCGATGCGTCAAACCTACCAATGCGGCTCCCATCAACCTGCATATCAATTACACTGGTAGCACCTACTGTAGTAAGATTGAGGTCAGGGGCTCCGTCAGTGAACCACTCGATCTTAGCCCCGTTAACACCGTCATGGGCAAACTGAAGTACACTTTCACCTGAGTCCGCTGAGTCTAAAACAAGCGTAGCATCAGCATCGCCTGTACCATTTGACTTCACATTGACGACAGTATCTCCAGAACTCTGTACATCTAGGTGATCAGTAGGCGAACACCCAATACCTACTTTGCCGTCAGACTTGATTTCCATGCGCTGGGTGAACGTGGTTGTTGCCTTGTCCCAATGACCAAACTGAATATCTTCACCAGTAACTGTGACGATGTCACCCTCTGTAGAACTCGCACCTTCGATCAGCAGGGCGGGCTGTGCATTTGCACCTTTCAGATTAAGCAAAGCATGGTCATTACCAGCATCAACGTAATCAAAAATACCATTACCAATAGTAACGTGGGTTTTATCTTCACGTCCCGCTGCGATAATTCGGGCATCGCCGTTGTCGTTTGGACCCGTTAGGACCGTAAAGTCTCCAGCGTGTTGATTATCAGAATTTCCATATAGATGGATTCCCGCTCCTCTTGAGCCAAATTGATGCGCATCGCCACCTACATAAATCTGCAACTCATCACGGCCAGAGCTTGCATTCTTTTGGATAAGCGCATTTGGGCCAGTATCGCCCTCAAACCTAATTTCGTCTGTAATCGTGACGGCGTTTAAGGTAGGGTCATCATTGGGCTGTACTGCAGTGTCGGCCAACACACCCTGAGCGGCCGTGGCAAAGTCACCAGTGTCCGCTGCAGCCGCCGTTCCAAGATCAGAGGGTTGAGTTGCTGTATCAGCCAAAGCACCCTGTGCGGAAGTAGCATAGTCAGTTGAAGCAGTCGTAGCTGCCGTACCTAAACCAAGGTTAGTACGAGCAGTAGCTGCACTTGTTAGGTCTGACAGATTGTTGGTTGAAACAAGATCACCCGCTGCAGCACCCGACGTAGTGATCTGCCAAGCCGTACCGTCGTAAATATAAAGTTTGTCAGTGGTTGAGTTGAAGTACAAAGCACCTACAAGAAGAGCATCACCATCGTTGTCTACAGTTGGTTCGGAAGTTTTAACGCCTAAGTAACGATCATCAAACGAATCTAAAGCTGCAAGAGCTGAGTCTCGCGCCGCCTCCGCACTAGTCTTAGCTGTCTCGGCTTCAGTAGCAGATGTTGCCGCATTAGATTCAGATGTAGCAGCGTTTGTTTCGCTAGTAGCAGCATTAGATTCAGCTAATTCAGCCGCAGTCTGCGCAGTCTCTGCGTTTGTCTCAGCAGTTTCAGCAGCAGTTTCACTAGAGGCGGCTGCAGAGGCGCTAGAAGAGGCGGCAGAGGCCGAACTAGCAGCCGCAGTAGCACTAGCAGCCGCAGCAGCAGCTTCGTCGTCAGCCGCAAGAATTTCAGAAATGTTATCTGCAATGGTTTGGATGTCGTTAGACAGCGGACCCGCCTCTACATCGCCAGTTGCCGTGTCAAATGCTAGCACCCGACCCTTACGGTCGTCGGTAAGAAGCATAGAAGGGGCGACTTCGAAGTCGCTCAAGTGAATTGTTCGCTCAACCTTATTATCTAAGTCAGCAATCTGTGCAGTAATTGTATCTAGTTGCTCATTGAGGGACGCTCGATTGATTTCCTGACCAGCAGCAAAGTCAGTAGTCCGCTCAAGAGACACATGACGAACCACCGCAACAATACTTCCGCCAGTAGCGCCAGTAACTTGCTGAACAGCAGGGGGCGTAGCAGTGACAAACGTAGCTGTACCCGTAGAGCCATCACCACCAGTAAGATTATAGTCAGTCCCTAGTACCTTTAAGGTTCCATCGACATAGATAGACACATCACTGTCTTCAAAGAACTCAAACGGAACAGCAAACACCGTCTGAACTACGCCCTGAGCAACAGCGTATTCAATACGAGGATTGTTGTCTGAAATATCAATGGTCATTAATTACTCCTTTGTCGTGAAGTTGCACAACAAGCAGAGTGGCATCAACGCACAAAGATACTAGGACATATTACTCTCGCATTGCCCTAGCAACTTGATTGACTTGATCCTTCAAGAACCAAAGATTTGAAAACGGTAGATTTCTTAGGATGTCACTAGATGCTTGACCGTAATCGCCAGACGCAAAATCTACTATGCCTTTAGACATGGTATATCCCCAAGACGGGCCAGCGCCTGATAGGCCAGTAAGGCCCTCGGCTACACTTCCCTCTTGGTTATACTTTGGTGAAAGAAAACCGCCACTAATATTAGGGCCACCTAAAGCTAGGGATGTGTGCATCGATGTGTAGAACAAGTCAGAGTACAGAGCCATAATCCCGCTCATGTCAAAGGTTCGAGCAAACTTGTCTTGCGCACTCATTTCATCCCAAATGTATTCTGGAGTGCGGATTTGCATCGACATATAAGCCAAGCCCATCATAGTGGCTGAACCAATTGCGCGATTTCTAATCTGACCTTGAGCCAAAGCCCCTACAGTTTTGTTTACGTTTGCGAGCGCAAAGCTGTAGAATTGGAATGGAAGACCTAGCAGACCATTTTCAATTCTAGCATAGCCTTTGTAGTCAGGATGTTCTTTCATACCAAACTTAGAGGCTACGTTCATTGGAATATAAACTACACCATCAGTAATAATTGGCTTATCGGCTGGCGTACCAGACATAATGGTGTTCAAGACGCCACTGTTCAAAGCGGCTCTGAACTTCATAACAAGCTCTTCTTGCTCTGCTACTAAAGCAATCTTTCGAGAATTTTTTGCAAGATTCTCACCAGAAGTCCGTTGGTCTCTTATGTATGCAATGGCAGCTTGGTCAATTCTATCTTCATGCGAAGCAATGCTTTCATCTGCCCTGCGATGAACAACACTATGGTGCAACTCATGCAGCATAATGTATTCAAGATAATCATCTGCTGTTTCAAACAGATCAACTGCATCCAATTCGTTCTTAACGTGGTACAAAAATTCTTCTTGAATTTCCCCATCCGCAAACGCTTGTTCCGCATCGGCCCTAACTTGATCAGCATTTTCTGCATTATTTTTAATTCGTTCATATCGAGCGCGGACCATATCTTTGTCGATATGCACTGAGAAACCACCGTCAGGTATGTCACGCATGTCAGTCATAAAGCCGAGCAAGCTTTGATAACCATGTTTTTCTTGAAGCTTAGAAAAGTAAGGCTTTACGATATTAGGATCAGTAAAAACCCGAACTTCAGGAAATTCTTTGCTGAAATGATTCGTT